GGTATAATTTTCTTTTCTACAGGTTCAGACTTTGCAAGTTCTACTGCACCTAGTGCTTCATCTATTATATCTTTTGTTTTACTCATCAGAAGGAATTATTATACTTGAACGGCACATCGCCCCATGCACCATAGAGGTAAGTTGTAGCAGTCTTATTTAAATTTGTATTGCTTGTTCTTGGTTTAAATCCATTTGATAAAATGTCACATTCTCTATTACTTGTTGTTTCTGAATCAGTTGTATTCCAAGATAATCCTTTATTAGTAACATTAGAAGTAGACCTTGCTGTGTCTATTACAATCCAGTCATCAGAACTACCAAGAGATTTAACAAATATCATACGAGGTCTGAAACCTGTGTAAACAAATGTTCCATCTGCGGCAGCGTTGCCTATGTATGAGCCAAACTTTTGATAGCCGTCAACATTAATCCAATTATACATAACATAAGTATTAGTGCTTCCATTAATATCTGCGTGAGTTCCTATAGATATAACAGTAGAAGTCATTGCAGTATTTTGAAAATAATTTCCATCTGATTGAGAATTAGAAAGTTGTAAATATAAATTATGGTCATTACTAGACATATTTTTTTGAGATGTAACTACCCAATTACCAGAAGTGCCTCTCTCACGAAATATAGTAAAATCAGGAACAGCACCTAGACCATGTCCTACTGTTGCATTTGAACCAGTGCCAGTGTAAGTACCTATACTAAACCCTTTTCCTACTTGTAGTGTTGTTGCTATTGTACCATCTGTATTAGTAGATGTTGTGCCACCATTAGCTTTCCAACACCACGCAACGTAAGTATCAGTGTTTCCATTAAAATTACCTAAATAACTTGATGTGTTATCTAATGTAAAACCATCACTATCAAATGACTGAAAAGGCGAAGATGAACCCTCTGCATCAGTATTATTAGATTGTAAAACCTTTTGACCACCTATTGTAGAATTAACTAATGCTGCACCACCTGTGCTATTTCTTTTTTTAATCCAACATAAATCTGGCTGGAAGCCTAATCCTGTTATAGCATTAGTGCTAGCATTACCAGTATATGTAATACAATTAAATTGTTTAGTAGGATTTTCTGTTGCTCCATCATCACCTGCTGGGTCTATATCTGATGATACAGGTACATTAGCTGAACATAACGCAAGGTAACCAGACGGCGGCGAGTAATAGAAATCGCCATAACCGTTTGCATCAACAGCACTAGCAGTTCCAGTTGACTTTTGACCACCAAATGAACTGTCTTGGCCAGCATTTATTGTCCAATTATGTCCTGAACTTCCAGCACTACCCACAGCTAATAAATACTCTTTACCATGTGCTCCCTCTGTTGGTGCTTCCCCTGTTTTACTTGCTCCACTTGCTGGGTTACCAGAGTTCATAAATGTGTTATTTTTAGCAAAATATGTAGCACCATTATCTAAGTCTAAAGCAATAGATATTATATCTCCTGCTGTAAAACTTGTTGCACCTGAATCAGTATATTGATTTTCTGTATAAAAATATCTACCCATACTGTGAACACTTACTATTCCAGTATCTACCCAAGTAGTATTACCACTAGGAGCCCATTGTTTTTTTGTTTCTGGTGTTTCTTGAACTGGATAATAACCTACCCAAGCATAGTTACCTACAGAGCCTGCTAAATAAAATTCACAATACCAT